CATAACAGTAAATAAAAAAATTAAAGCATATAAGAAAAGAATAGTTGCTACCAAAGATTTTAGAGTTATTGGTAAAGCTGAAGTACCTGAATTATTTAACCAATGTAATAGTGGTAAAAGAAAAAACCTAGTTATTACTGAAGGTGAAATAGATTGTTTATCATTATTAGAAATGCTTACAAAAGCTAAAGCACAATTTGATGTGGTATCAATTGTTAATGGAGCCCAAAGTGCTAGAAGAAATATCGCATCTAATTTAGAATTTGTAAATAAATACGATAAAGTATTCTTGGCATTTGATAATGATGAATATGGTATTGAGGCAGCAAAAGATGTTGCACATATTATTAAACCAGGCAAAGCTCATATTGTAAATAGCATTCATAAAGATGCTAATGAGGCTTTAGAAAAAGGTTTAATTGATGAATATTTACAGGATGTTTGGTCAGCTAAATCATATAAGCCAGATAATTTTGTATCCGGTGAAAAAATATGGCAAGCATTTAAGGAAAGATCTAATACTAAATCTGTTCCATATCCTGATTGTTTAAAAGGTTTAAATGATAAATTGTTAGGAATGAGATTAGGTGAAATTACTTTATTTACATCTGGTACAGGTTCAGGTAAATCAACTGTTGTTAAAGAAACAATATTAAATTTATTAGAACAATCTGATGCTAAAATAGGTTTAATATCATTAGAAGAATCTATTGGTGATACTGCTACTAGATTAATTGGTATGTCTATAAATAAAAATATTAGAACACCAGAAGATTGTAATGAGGAAGAAGCTAGAAAAGGTTTTGAAAAAGTATTTGGTGATGAAAGATTAATATTGTTAGATCATCAAGGATCTGTTCAAGATAGTTCTTTATTATCTAGGATTGAATATTTGGCTGCATTAGGTTGTCAATATTTAATTTTAGATCACATAACAATTGCTGTATCTGAAGGATCGGAAGGTTTATCAGGTAATGAAGCAATTGATAAGGTTATGAGTTCATTATTAAAAATTGTTAAAAGATATAATATACATTTAACTTTAATATCCCATTTAAGAAAAAGTCATGGGGATAATAAATCATTTGAGGAAGGCCGTATGGCATCATTAGATGATATAAAGGGATCTGGAAGTATTAAACAAATTAGTTTTGATATTGTAGCCTTTAGTAGAAACATGATGGCAGCTGAAAAGCAAGAACGTAATGCAGTTAAATTTGCTGTTTTAAAAAGTAGATTTACTGGAGATACTGGTCATTGTGGTCAAGCTACATATAATGCTGAAACTGGAAGATTAAATTACAATATAAGTAATATTGCTTTCAAAGAAGTATTATAATAGAATTCGGTTAGAAGTTAGATCCACAAGTAAGACCTATTAGGCAATGGCTAACAGACAATGGTAGGTGGATGAGCATAGGCTTTTTCCTCTCTCGGCCTACATCACTACTAGTAAACCGAAGCAGCTGGGTAACCTGTTTAAACTGCCCATAAATAAAGAAAGATATATGAAAACAAAAAAGTATAAACCATTACCTAATTCATTAACAATAAAAAAATCAAATATTGAAGGATTAGGATTATTTGCCACTAAAGATATAAAGAAAAATTCTAATTTAGGTATGATGCATCATGTAACTGAATTTAATCATACTATTAGAACACCATTAGGTGGATTTATTAATCATAGTAATAAACCAAATTGTATTAAAGAAAGGGAAGATTGTATATATCATGAAGAAACTCATTTAGTCACGAATAGACTAATTAAAAAAGGTGAGGAATTAACTGTTAAATATACAATGTATAAAGTATAAATATGATGGAACAATTAATATTAGCATTAAAGGCCCATGCTAAAGGGCATATTGAAAAACATAAAAGTAATGTAATTTTATTATTACAAAAACCATCAGGAATAGCTGAGCATCCTGATATTGTAGAAACTATAGAAAAAGAATTAAAAATTATAGCTGAATATGATGATCAGTTAGAAATGATCAAAAAATATTTCGAATAATTACAGGGTGGCTTTTATACCACCCTATAATTTTAAATTTTATTTTTTACCACCTTTAAATATTTGTGTGCCTTTTATACCATATATACTGGCAACTACTAATATCCATAAATTGGTAAACCATTTAGGTAATTCAGAAAAATATTCAAAAAACAATTTCATTTTATCCATTGCAGTTGGATCATCCGATATTACTGCCCATGCCAAAATTAAAATTGGAGCCGAAAGTATAATTAAAACAAATTCGTCTTTCCAATCCGATTGTCTCGCCTCCAACAATTTCCCCTGATATTCACTTTCTCCTTTAGCCATTTTAGAAGCATGCATATGTTGTGCATCTGCCATAGCCATTTTGGTTTCTTGCCGCTTCTTATAAATGTGAGAGGCGGCATTAACACCTAATTTTAAAGCACTAAACCACATAACTATCTTGCATTACACGGTACATTGTTTGAACCTACTACTGATTGACCTACTGCATAATAAATAAATGTATTACCAGAACCATTAAATTCACTACCACTACTTCTAGCTTTAAAACCATTAGAAACAAAATCATACGCAAATTCAGAATTAGTTGCTTCTGTATTAGTAGAATTTGCTCTTAAAATTATATCTGCTGGATTTATTGGGTCTCTTTTATTGTCATATAAATGCCAGTTAGTAGTAAGGTTTGATGCTCTTACTAAAATAAACGCAGGTTTAAATCCTGTGTAAATAAATGTTCCATCTGCATTTCCATTACCAATAAAAGAACCAATTTTGCTATAACCAGTTTTTTCTGCAAAGCAGTAGGCTATAAAATTATTGCCAGAAGCGTTTGTATAAACTTGACTATCTATAGAAAAAACAGAAGATGTTGGTGTTGTATTATTCCAAACATTTGAAGAACCAGAAGCAGAAGTATCATCAAGTTTCAAACGATTAGCATTTCCAATACTGTTATGATAAACAAACCAATTTCTAGTAGTAGTTCTATCTTTTACTATAACCATTTTAGGTACTGCACCTAATCCATGACCAACTGTAGCATTTGAACCAGTTCCAGTATATTTAACAATACTAAATCCAGCTGTAGTATTGACACTAACTGTAGAACTTATAGTACCATCTGTATTAGCTGAACCTGCTCCATTTGCACTCAAACCCCAAGAAACATAAAGGCTATTATTACCATTTACTTGAGCATCAGTTCCAACTTGAAAACCATTAGTTTGCAATGCTTGAATATTATTTGTTCTATCATATTCAGCACCACTTTCTGCTACTCTTAATTCTTTTCCTGCACCTCTTACAGCATCATAAATAGAATGGTGGTCAGCAACACTTCTGCCTTTCGACCAGAGCATATCTGGTTGCATATTTGAACTTTCATCCCAAGTAATATTTCTATCATCTGAACCGTTGCCAGTATAAATTTTAGTTCTAAAATAATCTGTGTGTTTATTAATTGTTGTGTATGCCATTATAAGTTTAATCCTTTCGTTGATAAAGCTGTGTAGCCAGTTGGTACATCATATTCAAATATTCCATTACCACTTGCGTTAGTTCCTGCACTAGATACTGCTGTTGTTCCGAAGTAGCCATTGCCGAAGTTTAATTCTACTGAACCATTATAAACATGACCACCAATAACACCCTCACTTGGCAATCCATCTGAAGTTTGTATAAATGGATTTGCACCAGTTGATGGATTTCCACTTTCTAAATATGTTCCATTTCTAGCTATAAACATTTTACCATTATCTAAATCTAAAGCCATTGACCATATATCGTTTTGTGCTGAACTACCTATTCCTGAACCTGTTACACTTCCATTAATTATTTTTTTTCTAGTACTACAAACAAAACCATAACCTGGATGCGAACCTGATATTATTGATTGGTCATAAAATAATAAAGATAAATCATTATCACTTATTAAATTTTTTAATTCCCAATACCACTTACCAGATGAAACACCTAATGTAGTTTGCCAAACATTATTTGCAGCATTACTACCAGATACTTTTAAATTACCCTCTGAATAAGTTGCAGAACCATGTAAGTTTGTTAAAGCATTTGCAGTAGCAAAAACATTGCTTGGACAATCTTCTGTTTTTGTAAGTGTACCACCACCAACTGTAAAGTTATTACCATTACCAGATTGGTCTGTTACTGAGTTACCATCTTTTAAAATAAAGAAACCATTGTTTCCATAAGTTACACTAGGAGAAGTTTTAATTTTCCATTCACCAGTTGTACTATCTGTTTCTCCAAATGATGAAGCATCATAAGAATAACCATCACAAAAATGAATATGACTCATTAATCCATCAAAATTATTATCAGTATTACCACCATATCTACCAATATATTGAGTGTAACTTGATGTGCCTTGTTGTAAATTAAAGTTTTGTGCTGGAGCATTATAGTCTGAAAATCCTGCTAATTCTCCATTAATATAAACTCTTACTCTGTCCGAAGCTGACGCTTGTGTAGTATCAAATCGCCAAACAAGATGGTACCAGGCGTTTTTATCTCTTAATTTAGCACTTGTAGTAAAAAGATTATTAGTATATGAACCACCACCTTCCATATGACATCTTAAAGTATCATCATCATTGTGATATAAACTTATTCTAATAGTTCCACTTACATAAAAATCACAAAATTGATAGTCATTTAAATCACTACCTATTTTTGATAATTTTGCCCACATAGATAAAGTAAATATATTTCTATTGGTCGCTGTTCCCATTGTTCTTGATAAATATGTACTAGCCATTAGTTAACCCCCATTATTTGATTTAATATTTTTATTATTTTTTTCATTATATTTTTTATTCCTTTTTTAATTTTATTCATTAATTGAACTGTCCGCCTCCTGTAGCACCAAATGTTGAAGCAAAGCTAAATGATCTATCAGCCGTTTGGTTTTCAGCATCGGTTGCTCTAACTGTAAAGTTATAAGTTGTTGGAGATGTTGAACTACCACCAAAATCTGTAGTAGCTAAAACACCAGCAGAAGATAAAGTAACATTAGCACCGGATAAATTAGATCCAACTTCACTAAATGTTACAGCACTATCTGAAGAAGCAGAAAGAGTTGCAATTGTACCAGAAAAATTTCCAGCAAAAGAACCTAAACTACCTGCACTTGTTGACCAAGTAGGTGCATCAGATACAGTTAAAATATTAGCACTTGATATAACTGCTTTACCAGTTCCATTTTCAACCCTCATTCTATATTGAGCATCCACAGATAAAGTAATTGTAACAGTTAATGATGTGCTGTTATTATATGTAACAGTTGTAGCAGGATACCAAATACCAGTAGAAGTATTTATAAATTCTACTTGTGATCCAACATCAAAATTAGATCCTGTAACAGTAATTGTAGATGCAGTATTTCCTATTGTACTTGGAGAAATATTACTAATTGTTGGATTAGAACCCCCAGCAGCTATTCTAGCATCAACCCTTGCGTCAGTATAATATTTATTAGTTGTACCTTCTGATAAATCATCAGTATCTGAACTTGTTTCATCTATTAATTTAATCCAGTTACTATTATGTGCAAAATAACCTTTACCTGTTCCATGAACATGAGCAAACATACCATGATAAGTTGAAGCACTTGGTAAATCTCCTTCAGCAGAATACATATTACCAAATAATACTTTTCTACCACCCATATCTAAATCAGATCCAGTAACAGCTGATATAGCATTAGCATTAGTATATCCATCTGTAATACCATATCCAGCTAATGT